TTAGTTTTCAAAGATCATCGCCGCTTATTGAAGCAACTTTATTATAGTACCATTTCGCTTCATTCATGTCAACAACTTTTTTCATGTTGTTTTTGAAGCATTTTGTTGTTGTCAGCTGTTCATCAGCGACGAATAATAATATACCATGCTTTCTCTCTATAAAGCAAGTATTTTTTTAAAAAATAGAAAGAGTTTAAACCAGTCATATCACATTGACTATAAAAAGATGGTCGGGAAGACAGGATTCGAACCTGCGACCCCATGGTCCCAAACCATGTGCTCTACCAAGCTGAGCTACTTCCCGAGTTCAATAAATATTATGGCGCGCCCGAGAGGAGTCGAACCCCTAACCTTTTGATCCGTAGTCAAACGCTCTATCCAATTGAGCTACGGGCGCAGTAAAATATTTCATGTGGATAAGAACAATAATTGGAGCGGAAGACGGGATTCGAACCCGCGACCCCCACCTTGGCAAGGTGGTGTTCTACCACTGAACTACTTCCGCAAGTGTATTAAAATAATAAAATAAAAATAACAGCTCCACTAGACGGATAACTGTCATGTCATCCAGTTAAGCTCCCAAGCTGCTCTATCCGCATATCTCATCCTAACTATGGAGAAGCTCACCAAAAAAGCTAATACAGTTCTTTATGACAAAAGTTATTATATCAGGGTTTCATTAAAAGTCAATACAGTTTATATAAATGGAAACGAATAATCCTGTTCGTCCACTTCTCCATCATGTTTTTTAATTATTTAGGGCCCCATCAATAACCTGATTGTGCGCGGCAGTCCTTCCTGCCACGTTACGCAATTTTTTCTTTTAGCCTGTCCAGCAGACCTTTCACCGAGCTTGTGGACACAAACCGAGTTCCTCCATCAATGATCTATGAGTCAGGGCCACTCCGTACTGATTAATAAAAGTTGATATCGTCCGCAAAGCATCGTCTTTTGGTAATACTAGGCATAGCTGCTGATCCCTCTTTTATAACAGGAAGGAGCTACAGCGAGAATATTGTCTATCCTGAATGTTTTTGTTTGCCTGCTTGAGAAACAAAACGCACGAACATACTGCTGTTTTAACTGATGAACGATGATTGCCCTCTTTGAAACAGTCCCATCATTTTTCATGTAAATCATGTCTAAAACTGATTTTTCATTTAATGAACGATTCAATAATGATTTCATTCTGTGCCCCCTCCATCTTTATTATCATTTTACAGGAACACTTGTTCTGTTTCAAACGAAAAGAGAATGTTTGTTCCGGTAATATCTTCTCGCGAAATAATCTACCTTATATAACAAACTATGAGGTATTCCCTATCCGGCTTCACTTCGCTAACAGAACACTGGCACAATTAAAACAGCAATGGCGAGCGCTCGTATTGCAACCGGCAGGCCCGGCTTGAACACCGGGCCATCTTCTGACAGCAATAATTCTTCTTGTACACTCTCTTCATAAGCAAAATTAAATCATTACTGAAGTAATAAAAAATGTAAAAAAGTAAATCGTAAGTGAAAAGGAGATGATTTCAGTTAAAAAAATATTTATTATCGTGATCTTAGGTTTTTCGTTAAGCTCTACCACAGTAGAAGCTGCTAAACAAACACAACACCAGAACACAAAAGTTCCCCAAGAACTATTTGATGGTTTTATGCAGGAACTTTTTTGTAAAGATATATTTAGATGGTGTTCAGGAATTTTACAAAGATGATACAATGTCTGTTTCCATTCAAGATGGTGTTGAATTATCCGCAGATAAGGAAGGAAGGTTCATAATGAAGTTTATTGTGCTGCCTCATTCAAAGCTTCCAGGGAAAAAGGGCAAGACTTTAGGAACCGATACTATAACTTTCAGAGTGGATGCATTCCGCTTGGGTACTGAATCTAACGACAGAAAATCAGCCATCACATTTCTAAAGCTAGATCATAACGACCCAACAAAATAAAGCAGGCTTTATCTTTATATAAAAGCCTGCTCCATTCTGGTCCTTATTCGCTGATTCAATATAATTTGCACCAAACATTAGAAAACAAGGGCCATTTAAAAAGGGGGTCCCCAATCAATTTTAGACAAAAAAATAACAGTTCCATAACTTGCGGAAACTGTGTCAGATCAACATATTCATTTAAGCTTCCAAGCGGGCTCGAACCGCTGACCTCTTCCTTACCATGGAGGAGTCCAATGAAAGTCTTAGAATTATTTAGTATGATAGCCCCTGTTATAACAGGTTTTTTTTATAAGCGTTAATGTTTTAGACAGTTTTAAAATGAACGCGTATAATCCAGTTCGTCCCCAATTCGTCCCCCTCGTCCCCCATCTCAATATAAGCCGTGGGAGCTGGTCAAAAAAAAGAGCCCTTACTTATGCAGGGCTCTTCCTTTTAACAATTTGAGTGTCCGCGGCAAACCTTCTTGCCACGTTACGTAATTCTTTTCTTTTAACCTATCCAGCAGCCCTTTCACCGAACTGGTGGATCGCAAACCAAGTTCCTCCATCAACTCTCTATGTGTCGGTGCCACTCCATACTGATTTAAGAAACTCGATATTGCGTCTAAAGCATCTTCTTGTCTTTTTGTAAGATTAGGCATGATTACTGATCCCTCTTCTATAATTAGAGGGGGCTACAGCAAGAATATTGTCTATCCTGAATGTTTTTGTCTGTCTGCTTTTAAAACAAAACGCACGAACATACTGCTGCTTTATCTGATGAACGATGATTGATCTCTTGGAGATAGTCCTATCATTCTTCATGTAAATCATATCTAAAGCGGATTTTTCATTTAACGACCGATTCAACATTGCTTTCATGCTCCCGCCCCCTCCTTCTTTACTATCATTTTATACGAACTTTTGTTCTGTTTCAAGTTGAAGAGGGAATGTTTGTTCTGGTATTATTTACTCGAGGAGGTAATTCGAATGAATGACTTTGAGCGGAAAGTGTACCGGATCATCTTTAACATGACTCACTTCGGGAAAAATCCCTCAATGGATGAGTTGAAGAGGAAAACCGGAAAAGATGAACAGGCTATACGCGAAGCGGTCAAGAACCTCATGCGGCAGCGGATGTTGAAATGGAATAAGAAAAAAAACAGATGGATGTTTTGATACATTATAATGAAGAAACTAAAAAAGCCTTTCCCGAAGAAAAGGCGTAATACGTTCAAGTTTGAAGGCGATCAGAAGCTACTTGGATTGTATCCTGTGCTTGTTTTTCTACTGAGTTCATACCTAACCCACATACTAATGTCAATGACAGACCCAGGACGATGAAGACGCTCTTTTTAAAATTCATACAGGCACTCTCCTTCTTAGGTTTGATTACGATCAGACGAAACTTGATATGATCCATCAAATGAAACGGCCGATGCCGTTAGACCGATCCCTGACATTAAAACGATAGTCGACACAATGATAAATACGCCTTTTCTAAAATTCATACAGACATTCTCCCCTCTGAATTTGTTTTTGCGTTTGAATCATTTTTTGATGATAAATATATGATTTGTCATATTGCTCTGATTCTGCATAAACAGCAGCTGTATCAACAACAATATCTTCTACATACGAATAGTTTTTATTTTTTTCAAGATAATCAATTGTTTTTTTGATTCCCATTTGGTCTACTGCGTTAATGTATAAAGCCTCCAAATATTTTTGCAGAGATTCAAACAGCTTATCTCCTTGATATATCGCTGATGAAAGTCCCTTTTTGCTGATTTGAATCGCCTCGTTTGTTTTACCTTGCTTAAATAAAAGCTTTGCGTATGTAAACAAGGAATGCGGAAGGTTACCCAATTTATACTTTTCGGATATCTCCGCTGCTTTTTTCAAGAAGGTTTCAGCCTTACTGTATTCTTCTAAGTCTCCGTAATTTTTTCCTATATTGTAATAGGCTGAACTGAGCAGCCTTTCGTTATTGTTTAATTGTTTCGACAACTCTAAAGCTTTCTCTAAATGCGGCAAACTTTTTTCAAAGCGTTTAAAGTCAACATAGTTCCCCGATATGACGAAAAGACATTGGATTTTTCGAACCTTATATAATTCATACTGGTCATAAATATCCAGCGCTTGCTTAACGTGATGCATGGAGACATGGCTTTGTTTCATACCGTAATATGCCTCAGCTAGTTTAAAATGAAATTCTGCCTTTTCAATTTCATCATGTACATGAATGAGTTGTTTTTCAGCCTCTCTATAAAAGCCGATCGCCTTTACATACTGCTTTTGATCAAATTCATACATGCCACGGAAAAATAAAGAATAATAGCACAGCAGGCCGGAAATTCCTTTATTAGACGCTTCGATTTTTTCCAGCAGCTCGTCAATTGTTGGTCTCACACGGGTGGTAACCGGTTCTAAATAATCCAGCATGAGCTGATGACGGAATTTCATGAGGGTATAGTAAATCAGCAAATACTCGTCTTCTTCCATCTCATTTATCTCTTGTTCCACTTCCGCTTTCAAAATCTCCGCATCCGGAACACTGAACTGACGTATCATTTTGTACCATTCATTAATCTTAACGCCAACCTCCGATGATGGTAAAACAGGACTCACAAGGCCACTCCTCCTTTTATATAATATTCTAACATTTCCATAATATGTTTAAACGAAAAAAAACCGCAATTTGTTTGCGGTCTACCGTGAATATAATCATGGTTTTGTTGGATAAAGGAAACATCATTTCTTATACCATTAGACATATTACAGATGACTTATTTTAACATAAATGTTGGAAATGGTCATTCCATTTGCGATAATGAAACTAATATGTGATGGATAAATGAGGGGAATAAGGATGGGGCATTTTAAAACAATAGCATTAAGCCTTACTTTATTAACCGGCGTCCAAGCCAAATCTTAAATAAATTCCTCAAGCGGTTTTTAAGCCCAAAGAAAATAGGTACTTTGGATAAGCGTTTATAAGTAGACTCTCTACAAGTCTACTTTATTTTTTTCTCATAAATAAACGAGGTGAAAATCAATGGATGGTATAGAATTTTTAGAAAATGTGTCACGACTTGGAATAATCATTTTGGTGTTCTCCAGCTATGCTCTTTATTGGAAATTAGGTAAAACAAAAAGAGAGCGAAGGCTTACAAAATTTGAAACTTGTCTTAGGTTCTCTGTAATGTTTGGTATATTAGCCTGGGGGATTTCGACTCTTGCTTTGAATCTGTGGTCATAATCTTTTTTGTCGATATTTGACTTATCCTGTCTAATCAGATTAAAACTAGATAAATATACCCTCTTTTGGAAAAAATGTATTACCATGTAGTTACTTGTACAATTTTCCAAAAAGGGGGAGTTATAATGTTGAAAAGGTTGTTTTTTCTGGCGTTGACCCTACTTCTTGCTATTGCTACAATAGCGCCAACAGTTTCAGCAGCGGAAAAGAATCCTGCTGACGGGTTAGAGGGATTAACTAAAGAGCAAATTGAAAAATCTTCAAAAGAAGTTGAGTACATCTTTACTGAGATTGTAATTTTTGATGAAGAGACAGGCTACACAGTTAATGAGGATGAGCTTGAAAAATCACCTTATACCAATGGTGAAAAAGAGGGTATGATTGCCTTCGCTAACTACATGAATAAGGAATATAAATATGCAAGTGTCCAAAAGAATACTGTTCAAAGATGTCTCGAGGATGCTATTGGTATCACTAAAGGAGCATTAGATAAAGTTCAGAAGGCAATCGAAAAAGGAGATTGGTGGACAGTATTAGACTATCTAGGACGTTTAGGCATAGCAATTCAACCACCCACTTTATTTTTATTTTTCTTGCTTTGTGGTGCGCCAGTAGCAAAGATTGCTCCGCAAGAAAATTGATAAACGACAAAGCCACCTTTAGAGGTGGCTTCTATATTTTAAACCCCTCTACAACAGAAGGGGTTTATTTTATTTTAATTTCGCTTCAAGTTTCGCTTTTGTAGCAGGCCCGTAAATGCCGTCCGCAGTCAATCCATACATGGACTGGAATCGTTTAACCGCATTTGCTGTTTTCGCCCCGTATGCGCCGTCAATTCCGAAATTCTTTGCGTTCTTATCTGGGTAGTAATGAAGCGCCGCCAGCGTCTTCTGAATCTGTTTTACGGCCTCCCCTTTTGTTAACGGGCTTGTGACTTTAAAAATACCAGTAGGCAGGCTGAATTTTGATTTTTGAGTTGTTTTAGCTTTGACGATGTTACTTTCTTCTGGCCTCCGCTTTTCAGCTCATTATCACTCTTAATATAGGACACGTTCACATATCCGTGGAATGTCCTTTAGGTTGTATGGAGGCTCTATCATGTCTTCCGTGTAGCTGCCTGCAAAATCATCCTCATATATTTGTTTTGTCGTTTCGGTAGGCGGAGCGGCTTTAATCACTCGTGCCTTGACTGGTTGCTTCGTCATCTGATAACCCCCTTTCTTCCCTAACCGGTCTCGCCCGCTGCGGGCGTCCTTTTGGTTTTTCTTTAAGATCAGAAACCTCGTAATCATCCAGCGCGTACCAAATCGCTGAAAAAGTATGCGGGTCAATCATGAACGTATCTTCAATGATATCGCCGCGCTTGTCCTTAGCATAAGTGAGCGGCTTCAGCTCATATACCGTATTTTCACAACGGTCAGAGCAAATGATCTTTTTAAACCGCTTGATCTTCTTGATATATTGAAGACGTGAGCCCTGAAACTTTCGGGCCCCCACCATATTAAATCCTTGCTGCTGATAATAACGGATTGTTTTCGGCTCGGCGTAATCTGCTTTGATCAATTCCTTTGTCTCCGCAAATTCTTTTATCTCTTCGGCCGTCCTATCGTCCGTCATTTGATTTTTGTAATACTCCCAATAGATATAGAGGTACTTCTTCTCCGTGTCCACAGCGAGCCGGACAATGGCGTTATATGAGTCTTCAAAACCAAAGTCCATGCCGACTCGTTTAAGCGGCCGGTGAATGTTGGCGATAGCCTCCATAACTTCTTCGTGCGGACGCTCTTCAAATTGAGGAAGGACACGCACACCATTAATGCCAAAACGCCCCTTCCGCGCAATGCGGTAAAGGTCTGGATCGTAATCTTTCAGTTCATCGAGCTGCTTCACATAGCTTTTGGGAAGAAACAGATTATCTTCCGCAGTTGAATGATGATAATAGGTGTCGTTTACAACGATCGTCCGCTTTTCATAAAGCTCTTTATCATCAAGTACAAACCGTTTTTGGCGGTCATCTTTGAAGAAGTGCCGGAATGTCCAGTTATCCTCTCCGACCGGGTTTGTGGAAAGAATCATGTGAAGCGGCAATGTCGGGTGACGCAGGCGCCCAAGCAGCTCCTTAAAGCCATCGTATTTCACCTCAGAACATTCCTCAATCCATATGAGAGAAACGTTATTGATTGATTTCAGCTTGGCCGGCTTATCCAGCCCTTTAAAAATAATTCGGCTGCCATTCGGAAACCGTATTTGCATCGGTGATGAAACACACCTGACAATGTGATCAATCTCTAATTCGTTGACTATCCCTTCGAAGAGAGAAAAAGTTGATTCTCTGTGTGTGTCATAAACTTCCCGTATAACAAGCGCTGTCCGCTTCTCCGTGAGTAATTTCAGAATGATCTTCAGCGCAGCATGATAGCTTTTCGATGATCCATAGCCGCCAACCAAGAACTGAAACTTTTGGTTCCAGTCAAAAAGGAAGTCTTCAAAATGTGGATTTACTTCTTTAACTGTCATCGGCTATCATCCTTATCCTTGCGCTCTATTATGATATTCACAGAGTTATCCACAGGTCTTGCGGTCAGGCGTTCAAGCTCAGCTTGTTTTGTCTCGTTTGACAGATACATGGCGCGCAGCTTCAGCTCGTGTTCATCCATAGCGCGGGTGATGTCATGTTTTTAACGAATAGCTTTCAGCCGCTTGTCAGTGACACGGGTCATTGCTTCCTCGATATTCAAAATATCGTCAATGGACCGCATTTCTGTTTCTTCTATTTCCGTAACAACCAGCCGCTCGTTAATAAGCGGCACATGCTTTACAAGTCCTGTTTTCTTATCACTAGTTGGGATGATGTCTTTTACCTTGCGCATCTGCTGAAGAACACGGCGATGCTTTTCATTTAGTCCATTTTCAATCCTCATGATGCGCTGCATCATACGCCGCTCTCGAAGACTCAATTCCCTAATTGTTAGGTCAATTTGATAGAGCGGGTCAGTTTCAATCTGATCAAACAGCTCTTTTTCTGTATCATCCATGAAATCGAACAAGATGGATTCATACTCACCTGTACGCACAGAGTTTTTATTTCCTTTGGGAGCGGCACCGCCCCTGTTCCCTTTGGCATTTTTGTTGCCGGGCGGCGCCTTGCCTCCTTTATTACCCCTGGCGTTTTTGTTGCCTTTTGGAGCGCCCGGACGAAAAGGAGCGCTCCCTTTCGATTTAGGAGCGCTCCCATTCATTTTTTCTTCCCATTTATCACTAGCTTTCCATTTGCAGACGGTGCTGCTGGTGACACCCAACTCATCGGCAATGTCTTTTAATTTCTTGGCTCCGCCGCTCTCTTTCCACAAATGAAAAGCCTCATCTCTGCGTGGATCTCTTTTTCTTGGCATTACATCATCCCCCACCCCCGAGCCATGTAATTGAGTTTGAGTTTGTTTTAATAGTTTTTGCTGATGTGTCCACTGTTACACCTTTAGACAAAGTATTCATTTCTTCTTTTTTAAACTTAAATCTATGTCGAAAGTTATTGTTTGGCATACCTTATACTATCTCCACTAAAGGAGGTGACATTATGTACGGTGGTTGTGGTTGTTATGGTGGATACTCTGGCGGATACTCTGGCGGCTTTGGCGGATGCAGCTGCTTCGTATTGATCGTAGTGTTATTCATTCTGTTGATCATTGTTGGCGCTTCATTCCTTTAAATCCAAAGCCTTTTTGAATCACCTTCTTGTAATACTGCAGACGCCATAATAAGTTTTTATGGCGTTTTGCTATGTGATTACTTAGTACAAATCTTCATCTTTCTGAAGCTCTATATCAAGCTCAATGAGCTTTTTTAAATCGTCCACAGTATTCACCTTGATATGGCCATTTTGAAAGTCTCTGACCCACTGTGCGATGCCTGCACTAACGATTTTTCTATACTTCTCTTTGGATTCACTGATATTTTCAAAAACATCGGTTTTATGTAAAAGCAGAAGCTTTTCCTTCTCTTCATCAGAATAGGAACATACGTTTGTTTTTTCTCTTGTCATGCTCCCCGTCCTCCATTACAATATGAATCAGAGCGTGATTTCCCACAAACGCGGCCGCGTCATGATCACGCTCTCGACAGGGAGCTATCTCTGTTGTGAATGGAGGGTGTTAGCAGCACCCTCTTTTTTATTTTAAACAAGTAAAAAAGCTAATCAAACTATAACGGTTTTACGGGTACACATATTTCGCAATAAGGGTTGCTAATCATATCACCAATGTATTTTTCCATAATGGGTTTGTTATCCATTTGATACCCATTGATTCGTAGGGATGGAAAAATATCAGAATATGCTTTTTGAATATCCTCTGCTGTATGTTTAACTTCGTAAATAATGAACTTTCCACCAGAAAGTTCACCTTCGAAAACTGAATCATCCACTTGATAATCATTTGGAATAACAATACAAGCATCAAATCTACAGTTATTAGGTAGTGTAGTTTCTGGATTATCTTGTGGAATTGCAAATAGGATTGCAGATTCAAGAAGTTTTTTCTCCTTAGCCCATTTTTTTAACTTCTCCATTATTTCAATATTGGCAGGACCATATTGACCAACTCGTCGCATATAAGCAATGCGATAGTTTGGGAGTGTTTCGACTTTAAATTTCATTAAGTTCTTTCTTCCTTTCTTAATTAGTATTGTTTGTTACATTTCGAATGTAACACGCTTTAAAAATATATACATTTAAATTTTTAAAATTTTTCGATAAATTTTAAAGTGATAATTTTGCATAGAAATCAACATTAATGTTTAACAGAGCCTATTTTATAAAGAACTGATAAGCACCGGTTCTTCTCCTGTCGTTTCTCGATAACGCATTTTGATAACATCACAAAAATACGGGTCCAATTCGAGCAAACGGCATTTTCTATCTGTTTGTTCGCAAGTCATAAGGGTGGAGCCGCTTCCCCCAAAGAAATCTAGGACAGTATCACCTTTTTTACTGCTATTGGCGATCGGAATATTGATTAACTCCAATGGTTTCTGTGTTGGATGGACATACTTAGAGACATCTCCCCGAGAAATTTCCCAAACTGTAGAAGGTTCAGGGGTTTCTGTTTCAAGTCCAGCTTTCCAGACTGTTGTTTGTTTTCTGTCCCCATACCAGGATGGAGAATAACCCTTTTTGTAAGCATAAAAGACGGGTTCATGCTGATAGCGATACTGCGACCAGCCAAACGACGGTGCATTCTTTACCCACACACATTGCGAGCGGATTTCCATGCCAGCATTCCTCATTTCATTTTCAAATGCTATTTGGAACGAAGAAGGATGAAATACATAGATAGCAGCCTGGTCACTCATGACATGAGAGTAATTTTGAAAAACACTTCCCAAGAACTCATCAAACTGATCGGCATCCATTTCATCATTCATAATAGATGCATGGCCATCTTCATTTAATTTCTTACTGTCACTTTTGACAGCCACATTATATGGAGGATCAGTCACAACCAGATCTGCTTTATAGCCATCCATTAATCTTTCAACATCCTCTGGTTTAGTCGCATCACCGCATACTAAAGTGTGGCGGCCGAGCCGCCACACATCTCCGTATTTAGTTTCCGGATGTTTAATCTTATCCAGGGCTTCTTGTACATCAAAATCATCTTCTTCCACCGTATCAATCTCAGTATCTGAGGGTAAGTTCACTAGCAACTCTTCATACTCTTCATCAGAGAACCCGGTGAAGCTCATATCAAAATTTGCCGCTCTTAATTCAGAAAGAACTTTCTCCAGCTTCTGCTCATCCCAATCACCGCCGATCTTGTTTAATGCAATGTTGAGAGCCTTCTCCTCTTCATCGTTTAAGGAGACAACAGAAACGGTGATTTCTCTCGGTTTATTCTCCATCAATACTTTGTAACGCTGATGGCCACCAACTAGATGACCGGTCTTTTCATTCCAGATAAGTGGATCAATGTATCCGAATTGTTCTATAGATTTTTTGAGGGCGTCATATTCCGGATCTCCTGGCTGAAGATCAATGCGAGGATTGTACGGAGCGGGATTAATTTTTTCAACTGGTACAGTTCTAATATTCATGATGCTTTCGCCTCCAATAAAAAAACACCTTATTTAGTAAGGTGTCTGGTGCTTTTTATACTCTTCTTCTAAAATGTCTTTTTTCCGGCATTTCATCTAAACACTCTTGTAATAATCGTTTATAACGAATTATTTTTCTTAATCGCCCAGATTCATCAATTGAAAGTTTACCCCACAATCCTAGTAAAGTTAAAAAAAATAAAAGTATAATTATAGGAGCTAAGAATTGTGCTGTCTGCGACTTCGATAAAATACTCACATAAAATTTCATCATACTCCCTATAAATAAGGATGCAATTGCAAAAAGAGCTGTTATCAAATAGCTTTTTGCTTTGTTTAATTCGAACTGATCTTCAAGTCTCCCTATGAACATTCGAATTTGTTCTTTATCGTGTCGTTTTTTTATTTCATATCTGAATTCAATTTGCTCTGATAAGCTCTTATCATGTAAGTCGTCTTTAACTTCTTCCAAATAATTAAGGACGTCTTTGATCTCGCCAAATTCTTTTATCTGATTGGTCTCCTCCATAAAAAATCACCCCCAATTTATATCGGAGGTAATTTTTCAATATTTAGGAATCCTATTATTTAATGTAAAATTCGTCCGTATAGACTGTGCCTTCTGTTTTGATATGCTTCTCTTTGGAATCATAGCGCTCAACGTCCACCTTGAAACGATAAGTGCCTTTTTTGTTGTCGAACATCTCTTTGATGCCCCACTCATCATATTCTTTTTTACCTGGCTTGAGCGGATTCGGAGAATTCGCATCGAGGTCCTTCCATTTACCATTTTCCTTCCGTTGCAGAAACAGGTTAGGGCCTGCGATGTAGTCATTGTCATTTTTGACAGCAACCTTTACGACCTTGTCCTCTCCTAAAATATGATTCTGTTTCGTTGGATTGGCGCTTACTCCTCTTAATGATGCCATCCTGATTCCTCCCTTATTTTGTTTTGTGCTCCTATCCCTGACCCCAAAGCACAGGCAGCCATACGCCCCAAACATGACGGCTGTTCCCAACATTTCACTTTCTTCGAACCCGGCCGCCTACACGTTTAAAGGTGTCGCGCTTCGTTCCCATGATTTCTTCCCATTCCTGCCTCGTCGAAGGATCAGCTTCCTTTGTTGAGTGGCTTATCTCTTTTTCAAGTTGTTGTTTCGTTTCTGTAGATAAAACGTCTCTCATCTTCATCTTTCATTTCTCCTTGCCGAATAAGCACCGCCTTACGCTATTCGCTTTTATTTATTTGTGGCCCGCCGATTTCCCCCAGGAGGTAAGCAAAGAAAATGGAGAGCCGGTTTAAAAGACTTTCCTTGCAAGCGGGATCTCACCGCTTGCGTTCCCCGTGACTATCGTGCGCAATACTGCATAGACTCCAGCCGCTCCTCCTGTGAAGCTAACGGCCTTCATAGTCATTCGATACATCCGAGTGCACACTTGATACGGGAAAGGTGCGTCTCCCAATCTGCCATAAAAAAAGCGGCCACTAATCAGATGCACAAATAGACTCATGCAAAAGATCAGCGTCCGCAGGTTTCTCCTTTTGGGACAGATATTCACGTTCGTTTTCTTCTTGTCTCTATCGTATGACAAACCGCATCTAAAAAAAGTACCCATTTTATCCCCCATTTTGTCGGCTTTTTATCGGTGTTTTTTGGACATACAAAAAGAGCAAACCACTTAGGCTTGCTCTTTTACATCAATCCCACCATTTTGTAGAGACACTTGTTGCAGGGTTTGTTAGTTTCTCCAGGTGTAATTCTGCTTTTTTATTATCTCCATCAACAAAACTACGCACATTGAATACTACTTCGTATGTTCCTTTTTGGTTAGCTAAAGTAAAGCGAGAAACTGTATCATTGATAACTGGATCTTCTTCTACAAGTTTATACTGCCATGTGAATCCAGGACCAATATATGGCTGAGAAATCTGAATTCCAAGGTCTCCTCCACCAGAGTAGAATGTTTTTGAACGAGTCTTAAATGTTGAAGACCCTAAATAATCCCACTCACCGGCTCCTAGCAGAGAAAATAAGCTTATGTCATCTGATATCTTTCTAATCTTCGGCTGTACGCTAGATTCATCATTAACCCCATCTTCTGCACCATCTTTTGCTACAACTGGATCAATCAAATCAGATCGTCCATCTTCCGACCCAATTTCATCTCCAATAGGATCAATTTTATACTCTTCCGCTTTAACCGCGCTAACACCGACACCGGACATGAAAAACCCTGCAACAATAGCACTTACAAAAAATACTTTTTTCACTTTCCCTTATCCCCCACACAAGTTATTTTATTTTTTCAATCGATTTAACAGGTACTTCTGACGGATTAAAATACAGGTCAATCCTTTGAACAGTCACAAAGACTACAGAAAAAATCACTGAACAAACCAACGTTAGTAAGAGTATTTTCCATACTTTTAAGTCTTTCATCATCTCTCCCTCTTTTCTTATTGGTAATATTCTACCTATTCCAATAATAAACTCAATAGGTAATAAGTACAAGTGGGGGATCAGGGATTTTTTGTTAAAAACTTTTGAACATGAAATTCAAAAAAATAAACAGCACGATTATCGTCACAACAATAAAGGCTTCTCTTGTGAAGTTTTTATCATCTTCTTTTTGCTGTTTCTTTCTCTCAATCTCTTCTCTATATTTTCTTTGAACCTCTTTCTTTTTATCATCCATTATCTAAACTCCTTTGAGTCCTTTTTTTTTTGCACTTGCACCCCTCCTTTCAGTTATTGCAATTTTATCGTGCAACAAATAAGTTCACCAGTGAAAAAAGACTTGACTATAAAGCCTTCTCACTCGGCAGAGACTCTAATAGGTGAATTTAATTTAACGGACACAAAAAACAGCCCTCAGATTATTCCGAGCGCTGTCGCGATATTGTAAATGGCCTGCCTTTTCACCTGATAAAACTTATCCCTTTTGAAACCCAGCTCAATGATGATTTCAAGATCCTTTATCTTTTGCGGAGACAAATATTTCTTTTCAATTATGCTGTATTCATCCTGATCAAGGCAGTGCATTAGCGCCCTATCCATCTGCTTGACCTTCAGCTCATTATATTGGGTACTTTTCCGGAGTTGCGGGAACAGCCCAATGACTCCCTTTTCTTTTTGCTCTTTCCTATTCTCTGCTTGAATTTTTAAAGATCTGTATGTCTTAAGCTCTTTAATAACAGTGTTCCTTACTTCTTTTTCATTTACATCTGGAAGAAATGACAATTGTTTAATTACTTGCATAGATTCTCTCCTTTTTAAATTAAAATAGACATTTGAAATCAGTATTAAACTGATTTCAAATGTCCTTGACCTCACTTATTTTTATATAAATCATATATTCTGAATGCCTTTTCAACTGTATCATGGAAATCAGGAACACAATCTTCTGGGGCCATTTCACTTATTTTGTCCTTCTCTACCCACTGTATTTCCGAATGGTTTTTCTCATTAAGAGTAAGGTCATCCACATTCAGTATTTCAGCAACAAATAAAATTCCAGGTACAACTCTGTCTTCTTCATCTATAAATACATTATATGTCTTCACTGGTAAAGGATCTTCTTCAATAAAATCTAGATCTGCATTAAAGTCTTTTTTATAATTCTCTTCTAAACATTTTTTTATAGATTGATTTATAGTTAGCTGGCCGCAGCCAAATTCCCATAGATTAGCCAGCCGTTTCTTTTTTTAGAACGCCTGGCAAGTAATACTCGATTTTGTTTATCCAAGCATACCACTGCACAATGAATTTCAGCTAATCTTTCTTCCGGTACATTATAGGTTACTTCTCGATTTCTTTCCTCCGCTTTACTACATTCAATAGCTTGCATTATATCTTCTAGTTCTTTTGTTTTGTTCAAATCAGATATTATTTTTCCAATTTTATTTATATCTTGATGTTTATTATAAACCACATTCATGACTAAAGGAGATTCAATATGTTCGTCATAATCATACTCTTCTTTACTCCAACTATCGCCATACCATATAATTGGGTAACGTCGATTATTCCAAATCCCTTTTAAAATTTCATAAGATATTATCTTATATGAGTCATCTATTACTATTCTGTCTTCTCTTTCGTAAGATTCAATGTCTCCTTTTTTTCTATTTAGTATGTAAGCTAGGTTAGCACTAATGAGGACTTTTGATTTTTGAGCGAATTTAGAGAGTCTGAATCCCAAATCAATATCTGGCCCTAAAAAATCAACCTGAAGTCCATCCATCCAGCTAGGACTATTCCCTACAAAAAAAACAATATTTTTTGCTCTCTCTTCTATAGGACTAACTCCTGTTGACCCTTTAGGATTTTGAAAAGTAACATCTGCCATCCAAATAGTACTTTTTATAAATATTATTTTTTTAGAGTCTGGATAGTCCTTGTATAATTGTTGAATCACTTCTCTTACAACCTTGCTGCAAACAGGTGCACATTTATATAGTTGGTCAAAATTCGTGACCTTAAGAAATAATAACACTTCATCTCCAATGTATTTCCAAAGTCTAATTTCTTTAAACTCTTTTTTAAGCATAGTTTCAATTAGTTCATAAAATCTTTTGAATACCTCTTGCCAAATATTCGAAGATTTAAAAATGGTTGAATTAACTAAGTCAAAAGAAAAGAATAGGTAAACACCGTTATATTCACTATTATCGAGATCTTTCACTTTAACTAAATTTGGCGCCAACCCCTGGGAGAAAAAATATGCCCTGGATCATCTCGATGATAAAACTCGTGAAACTTATGAATATATTATGGGGAAAGAAATACAGCCCTATTTTGGAGACATGTACTTAGACGAGATTAAACCTATTCACATATTAAATTTCTTAGAAGAATACCAACGGGTAAATGATGTTTCAACGTCAAGTATTCATGCACGGTATAGAATCATTAGAGATATATTAGGAAGAGTAGCTGATTGGCAAATAATAAAAGAAAATCCTGCAGAAAATGTAAAGCGGCCAAAACAAAAATACAAGGAATATGAAATTTATACTGAAGAAGAAATAAAGGAAACCTTTATGTTACTTGATGAACACGCTCCATTGAGGAATAGAGTTATGATTAAATTTGCTTTTACAGGTGGTTTTCGCAGAGGCGAGCTATTAGCAATCGATGAAAATGACTTATTTTTTGATACTAATGAAGTCAGAATTGATGAGTCTTTACAATATACAAAGAAGAAAGGATACCGGTTTAAAGATCCTAAAAGTAATTCTTTCCGTAAAGTAACAATGCCGCCTGATATTATGCAAGAAGCAGCTATTTTGCTACGAGAGATCAAGAAGAATAAGTTACTGTTGGGTGAAATGTGGAGAGGAACAGACAAGCTTTTATTATTTGGTGGGGATATGGGGCAGCCTCAGTATCCAACCTCCCCTAATACGTGGTGGCAAAGATTCACTAAAAGGCACAATATCAAGCCAGGGCGTCTCCATGATATGAGACACTCACACGCAACAATGTTAATAAATCAAATTGGAAAAGTACCTGGATTAAACATTAAAGCAATTTCCCAAAGGCTTGGCCATGCGAACGTTCAAACGACATTGAATATTTACACTCATGCCAACCGTGAATCAGATATCTTAGTTGCTGATGCAATCAATAACATATTAAAAACGGGGACATTTTAGAGGTATTTCTCTAATTTGCCACCCGTATGACACCCAACTATTTTAGACAAAAAAAATAACAGTTCCATAACTCGCGGAAACTGCGTCAGATCAACGTATTTAGATAAGCTTCCAAGCGGGCTCGAACCGCTGACCTCTTCCTTACCATGGAAGTGCTCTACCTGCTGAGCTATGGAAGCAATGGCTCCGCAGGTAGGACTCGAACCTACGACCGATCGGTTAACAGCCGATAGCTCTACCACTGAGCTACTGCGGAATAATATAAGCTTCATAAACAAAAACACGGTAGAAAAAAATAAAAGCTTGGCGGCGTCCTA